GGACTGGAGAGAGGGACGTGGGAGGTGGAGGGGGGGCTTAAGGAGGGGGGGAGCCGCGCGAGCCGGTATAACGGCTTTCGCCATAAACCAACCTGTGGCTCCGGGGGCAAGGGCTTTTTTCTTCTTCGGTACGATGACCGCACCGCCCGTCCCGTATTCGATGAAGTGCGCTATCCTATTCTTCGTATAGACTTTAGCGGCTGTCGTCTTCTCGGAGTTTATAAACTCTAAGTGAATCTGACTGGCAAGCTTTCCTGTGTCTTTCGGCACAAGCTCAATCGCCTTAGCCTGGACCTCGGCGGCCTTCTGTCGTACGACGTCGCGGATCCGTTCCTTCGTCAGGTCATTAAACTTCGACAGGTCAGCCGTCGCCTTGAAGGTCACGTCATCGAGATTCGTCTTAATATACATGGCTTCTCCTATCCGTGGTGTTCGACTGCCGTACAGGTCAGCGTCATTATATCTCGGCGTTCGCCGTATTCGATATGAATGATGCGGTACCGTACGTTCTTGTAATCGACTTGCCAGTCGTACCCGACGTCCTCACGATATCGAATCGTTATGCCCTGAGTAATACCGGCTACAGGCCCGCCGCCCGCTTCGCCGTCCCAGAACCTCGGCTTCAAGACATGAGCCCAAACCGTGTTCACGAAGTCCATGCGTTCTTCATAACCGCCCTGGCCGTCAGGCTCGACGGCGGGTCTGTAGAGCTCTACCCGTGACCTGAGGTCAGATACGGTTGTCATTATTTCTTGCCTTTCTTCGATTCTTCTTCAGCCGGCTCTTCAGCGGGCTGTTCTTCTACGACTTCTTCAGCCGGTTCTTCTTCAACTACGGGGGCTTCTTCTGTCGGAACAGCGTATCCGAAGTGGACATGCTGTTCGATTTCTTCTTCTGTTCCCGTAATAATATCGTCGACTTCATAGAATTCGTTCTTATATACGCACGGCTCAATGACTTTAGCGTATTGAATTACATCACTCACTAGGTTTCTCTCCTTTCGGCTTCAATCTGAAGTAGCTGTGCGGTCACGGTGAACGGAAGCTCCGTCGTACTGCCGACGAGCCCTCGGTTATCGTACCAATGAGCTACTATCATCTTCAGCGTCAACAGATGACGGGCGTTCGTCTCGTCGAACGTAACGCCCGTGCCTGTCTGAATATACTGCTTGGCTGCGTCTATCATGCCCTGAATGACTTCATCTTCCGTATAGTCATCGACTCGCAGATAGAGCTTTACGTCATTCAGTAACATGAAGCGTCAGCTCCTTAAATGGTCAACTCGCCGAATACGACGGCTTTGTCGTCAAACTTCTGAACGTCGATACGCGTTACTGCCTTTACGTCGTAGCTATCGCGCTTCCAAGCGTCACCACCAACGGACGTACCCGTAAGCGTCGTAGCCTGGCGGTCGAAGAGAGCGACTGCGTCCGTGAAGCTACCGATGATGACCGGTGCTTTCTTCGTGCTTGCCACAGACGTATCGGTCGGCAGGACCTTATTCGACACAACCGTTACAGGCTTACCGAACAAGAGCTTCTGAGTCGAGTCCAAAGGATTGGGCTGCAAGAGATAGCGGCCGTCCGTATCCTTCTGCTTGTCGAGGAAATTGAAGCCGTCCTGGTTAGTTAATACAGAAGACATCAAAGATATTGTCGGGTCAAGCGTAACGTTCAAGATTTCTTTGATGCCGTCCAAGTTCGTCAAAGGCGCCTTTGTAAGCGTCTTAAGAACAGCTAAAATCTGAGCATTTTCAGTTGCAACGGACTTCTTAGCAAGCCATCCGTTTACATACGCTAAGAGGTTCTGGTCGGAGTCGGCCAAGAGTTCTTCGGAGATAGGAAGAATCCCCGCGAACTTCTTAATAGCGTACTTAACTTGAGTGAACTTCGGCCCGTCGATTTCACCGATAGCCGCAAATTCCGCAACAGAAGCAAACGGCGTCATGTCGGACGCTTTTTCGAGCACTCTCGTGCCGCTCATCGTGTTTACGTTTTCGACACGTACTAATGCAGACAGCGGATTCAAAGCGCGCTTTAATTCGTTAATCTTCGTCTGTTCATCCGTCGGAACGATGAAGCCGCCCGCTTCTCCCGCACCTTCGTTCATGTTCGCCGCATTACGTACGGCCATGGACTTGGCGAAGGACAGCTCCGTATCGCTGAGAGAATCGTGGCGATTACGCAATAACTGAGCGAATACGTGAGTCGTGTCAACGTCTTGCACTTCTTCTCTCGGTTGCGTACCGCCAAACGGAGCAGCCGCGGGAACGACATCGTTCATCGTCTGCACGATATCGAACTCACGACGGATCGCTTTGAGCTCTTCGGTAGCAGATTCTGCTTCATCGATGCGGTTATCCGCTAAAAGGTTTTGAATGTTGGTCTGTTTTTCGGCCATTAACTGGCGCAATTCTCTTTCTTTTTCTGTCAAGGTTTTGTCCTCCTTATTTAAGTAATTCTAATTCAACTTGAAGCCGACGAATACGTTCGTCCGTATTGTCGGTCGGCTTTTCTTCTTCTGTGGCGGTTTTGGCCGCCTTCACGGCTTCAGGTATGGCCTTAAAACCAAGGCCCTTGCTGCATGCTACGAGCTGAACAGCGGTATCTTCAACAGTGATGTCGAACATCTCGGCCGCTTCGGCTGCCGTGTACCACGTCTCGGCTTCTACAGCGTCATGAATCATCTCATCCGTCGTGCCATCTTTCGCCTTAGCGCGATAGACCTGTTCAATGCCGTCCTGTACCGTATCGAGCATAGTCGCTACTCTTAGCATGTCATCGGCATCACCGCGGCAGACCGCGCTCGGCTTATGAATCATCAGGAAGGTATTGTTCGGCATTCTGATTTCATCACACGCGAACAAAATAACGCTCGCAATAGAAGCCGCCCACCCATCAACCACGCCGACGGTATGCCCGTCATGCCTTCGTATCATATTCGCAATGGCCATGCCCGCGGGTACACTGCCGCCGTCGCTGTTGACGTAGATTGTAAGGTCCTTACCTTTCAGCGCTTCGAGGCTATCTCGTACATCAACAGGCAGCACATACCCTGCGAACGTATTCCCGTCATAGTCCGACAGCCACGCCTTAGCGTCATCGTCGATAACGTCGCCGTGAATGTAGACGTCTGCGGACCTGTCCGTTTCGTTGCGAATATTAAAACAACTTAATCGCTTCATTCCCCCTCACCTCCTTTCGGCGGTGTGTCAATCGGCTTGCCGAGGTTCTCGAGAGTCGTATAATTCAACGATACGAAGTGCTTATCGCCGTCAGCACCGATGCCGTCCATCTCTTCCATCTCACGGATTTCATTAATGGTGTAGATACCGTTATTGAGCATATCTCGGTAGTATCCGGCGCGGGCGGTGCTGTCTCCTCGAAGCTCGGCGGCCGCATTGAACTTGACATAAAAAGAAGCCCTTTCCTTATCGGTAAAGAGCTTATAATTTATTTCCTGTTCCCACTGAGTAAATATCGGTAGCAGAGTGGTTTTAATGTAGTCAAGACCCATCGCTTCAGCATTAGCGTATGTAGCTCGGTCGAGCTGTGCCAACTTATGAGGCGGCACTCGATAGACCTTGGCTACTTCTGTAATGCCGAACTTCTGTGTATCGAGGAACTGAGCTTGGTCAAGCTGCATACCGAGCTGTTGGAAGTCTAGGCCGACGTCGAGGACAGCTACGTGACCGGCGTTATTCGTGCCGGAGTTTAGCTTCTCCCACTCTTCCCGGATCTTCTGTTTGGCCTCGGCGTTTAACTTCGTGGCCGTCTTAAGGACCCCGCTCGAGAGCGTGCCGTTACGGTAGAAGTCACTGATGAACGATTTAATGGCGTTCTGACTGTCAAGCTCATCGACGAGCGTCTTCCACGGCGGTATGCCTACAATGCCGTCCTTCGTGAAGGCCTTAAAGTGGAGAACATCTTCAGGCTGAAGGTCGAATACTTCGCCTCGGGCGTTCTGTGTTCGGTACTGGAGCTTGCCCGTCGACACGTCTAAAGCGACGGAAGTTCGCACCGGGTCGAGCGGCCATAATGCCGTAGGGTATCCGTCCTTTCCCCATTCTATATAAGCTATCCCGTTGCCGTAGATACCTACGTGCCCTTGAATCGTCTGTTTGAAGACGAAGGCCGACATGAACGGGTTCGGACGTTCATACAGCAGCTTAGCAACGGGATGCGCCATACCGAGGTCTTTTTTCTGTTTATTAAACGTGTGAATCGGCAGCTTGCCGACGTCATCAGCGAGTATCGACACACACGCCGAGACGTTCGAATTCTTCGCCGCCTTCTCAGGTGTCACCGTCGAGCCACCGCCAATGGCATCGATGAGCCACTGTGCAGGATTCGACAAGGTGCCGCTGTCACCGCCCGTAAAGAGTTGACCCGACGCGCCGCGATTCTGTATCCAGTTACGAACGAACATCGTCATCTACTCCTTTACTTCGGCCGTACGTATAGCTTATAAGATACGCACCTGATAAGCACTCAACGGCCGCCGTGTACAAGGCGACCACAGGGCTTACGTATGCGCCGGCTATCACAAGTAAGATAAAGCCCGTTATAAGCAGTAGGTCATCAATATATTTTCGGATTATTGTCATAGGTTTCTCCTTATAGACTAAAGTCGTCGGACAGTACATAGTCGCTCATATCTTCTTCGGCCGTGACTCGTGCACGACTGAAGGCGTTAATGACTGCCGCTATCGGGTCGATGCGGTTCGTCGACTTTTCTTTATCGAGGATAATATTTTCGTTATGGTCTCGCTTCGTTACGGCATTGCTGATCGCCCAGTCGAGAAGTGGGTTCGGTTCATGAAGAATATTCCCTCGGTAGGCCTCTTCTCGGAACGCCTTCGTCGGTTCGGACAGTGTCCGCATCCCTTGTCTAACTTCTACAGTCGTAGTGCCCTGAGCCTCGAAATCTTGTGCAAAGTGTGTCGCATTATAAGGGTCATAGCACAGCTCCTTCACATTGACGCCGAGGTCGTCGGTCGTCTCATGTATCCACGACTCAATGAAGCGGTAGTCGACGACGTCGCCTGGCGTAATCGTAAGGTACCCTGCCTTCGCCCAGGCGCGATACGGGACTTTATCGGTCTTCTCGTGAACGGCGACCGTATCTTCAGGAATAAACCCGTGAGCTCGGGTTACATACTGGACCGTACCGACAACGTCAATCGGTATTATGATACCCGCCGCTGTAAGGTCAATCCGCTTCGACAAGTCAATGCCGACGTATGCGGATCTGCCGTACAGGTCGACGGGTATCTCTGTAATCGCTCCTCGTTCCTTCCACTTAGCCATGTCCATATACGACATAGCTGACTGATTGACCCACAGGTTCATATTCTTGGTGAGGAATGACTCCATTTTCTCAGGACTCTCCAGCGCCGAGGCTAACTTACTACGAATATTCGCCAGGCCTTCGGGATAGGTCGCTGCAATCGGATTCGCTTTCACCCAACGCTCTTCATCTTTGACATCGTCGATAAGGTTCCCTTCCTGGTCTCGGTCAAGCTCATTGACCATGCAGAAGTAATCGGCTACATCGAAGTCGAGAGACGGGTCGAGTATCTTCTCGACGAGGGGATACTCAACTCGGTAACAGGGACCGCCGAAGTTCGTACCCGCCGTCGTAATAATAAAAAGAAGCGGCTGCCGTCTGGCAACCATGCCGGTGTTAATAACTTCAAGAATCTCGTCAGTCGGATGAGCGTGATATTCATCGATGAGCCCACATTGAGGGTTGAGACCGTCACCCGTCTTACCGTCGTCTTTCGACAGGGCCCGAAGTATTGAGTCGCTCTTCGGATGACGAATGACTCCGTACGACTCATGCCATTTACCTTTAAGAAGCTGGCACCGCTTCAACATAGCCACGACTTCGTTATATATAATCTTAGCTTGCATCGACTTTGTCGCACCGATATAGACTTCACTCATTGGCTCACCAAGTGCCATCAGCTCATAATCGCCGACGATTGCCAGTGATTGTGACTTGGCATTCTTCCTGGCGACCTGCCAGTAAGCCTTACGGAACCGCCTGAGTCCTGTATCTTGGTGTACCCATCCGTACACGTTCCCGAAGATGAATCTCTGTATCGGAGTAAACTCAATCGGCTCACCGGCGAGAACTCCTTTCGTGTGCTTATGAAGAGCCGCCCATTCGAAGAACCGCAGGGCTTTCTCTTCGTCGAAGATGTACGGGAATTCTTTCGTTCCCGAATTTTTTAAATCCTTGAGGAACCGTTCGCACGCCCATCGGTGCTTCTGGCAGACGTGCCGAGTATCGGCTATGCAGTCCTTACTGTATTGAATGAGTTCATCGGTAAGCGTCATACATTACCGAACCCCTTTCCTGCCAGGGGATCTTCTTCCTTCACTTCCTTCTTCGGAATGTTTCGGACCTTGGCCAAGGGATTAAGGAACAGTCGGTCTTCCATCTGAACGAGTGCCGACATCTTGGCGTTCAGTGCCTTGTCGACAGCAATCACTCCCGACACCGAGAATACATACTCAATCTTCTCGAACATGGTGAGGGCTCTCTTTGCTGGGTATTTCGCCGAAAGAAGTTCGAGCATATCTTCATCCTCGCCGTTGTCTGTGTCTACTCGGATTGTCGCACAGACCTTTCGGTGTTCGGTGAGATTAATATATTCGGAGAACGCCATGCAGTATCGAGCCATCAGCCCGACGTCCGCCGAGCTTACGAAGTCTATGTCCTTATAGAGCTTGACGATTTCTTTCCACTTCTTATAAGCGTTCTTGTCCTGGCGAACGTAGCTAGGGCAAACCAGTTTGTGTCCG